CCGGAGATCGGCCCCAACGAGGCAGCCACCCTGGAAGAGCTGGCGAAGTTGCCCAACGCTGACGCTCGACCAGGCCTCAAGCAGGTTGCTCTGACTCTGGCTCGCCTACTGGACAGCCCGCTGGCCATCGCCCAGCATCCGCAGGCCGCCGGTCGCTACACCGAGATCATGCGCGAGCTGCGGAAGGGCGCCGAGAAGAAGGGGCGCCTCGCCGCGGTGCGGCAAATGGCCGCACCGAAGGTGGCAACTGGATGAGGTGCTCGAACGTGGGTGTCGTCAGCAAGTGTTCATACCTGTCGAGGGGGTCGTACAGGACGACGGCGCGGTGCATACTGCCCGCCGGCCACGACGGCGTCCACATGGCACTCAACGACGACGGGGAAAGCTACGTCAGTTGGGGACAGCCTGAGCGCGACGACGCGCCATCCTGCTGGTGCGCGGTGTGCAATCCCGACGCCGGTGGCTGATCGTCTGCCCCATGTGCCAGAGCAAGCGCTGCCCACGGGCGGCCTATCACCTTCCAAGCCTGCAACCTAGGGGGACAAGCTTGATCAACGAATCCGTCGAATGCCTGGACTGCGGTGCCTGGCTCGGCACCGTGCGGGGATGCACCTGGGGTGGCCCCGTCCACTCGGTGGAGTTCCTCTGCGAGTGCGGCACTCTCAACGGTTTCACGTACGTCGACGACGACGACGACTTTCCTGGAGGCTTCTGAGGCGAATTGACGATTTACGGCAAAGAGACGCCGCGAATCTACACGCCTCCCAAACGAGTACTCACACCCGAGACTTCACACGGCTTCGCCGCCATCGCGTTCGCCGAGACGATGATGGGGCTGACGCTGTTCCCGTGGCAGAAGTGGCTGCTCATTCACGCCCTCGAGCTCAACGAGGACGGCACCTACCGCTTCCGTTACGTCATCGTCCTGATCGCCCGCCAGAACGGCAAATCCCTTGTCCTGCTGATCCTGGCGCTGTGGCACCTCTTCGCGCTCGGCTCAAGACAGGTCATCGCCACCGCCCAGGATCTGGGCCGCTCCGAGGCTGCCTGGAAGGAGGCGGTGGAGTGGATCGAGGAGGATGAGGAGCTCTCCTCGCTGGTCTACCACATTGACCGCGGGCACCCGAAGATCCTCGAGGTCGGCGGCGACCTTGACGAGGAGATGCCGTGGAAGCGCCAGTACCGCGTGGCATCCGCCGGCCGTCGCGGTGGTCGTGGTTTCTCGGGCGACTTGATCCTGATGGACGAGCTGCGAGAGCACCAGAACTGGGAGACGTGGGGCGCGGTCACCAACACCATGAACGCACGGCCGAATGGCCAGGCGTGGGCGTTCTCCAATGCCGGCGACAACCTGTCCATCGTCCTGCGTTACCTACGCGCCCAGGCCCACCGCAGCCTTGGCTGGCCCGATGGCGATGCCGATGCCGAGATCCTCGGCGACGACGACCCGGCCCTGCGGGAACTGCTGGAGGAATCCGGCGCCGCGGAGATGACCGGCTTCTTCGAGTGGTCGTCCCCGCCGAAGTCGGCGCGCACCGACCTGGAGGCACTGGCGCAGGCGAACCCATCGATGAACTACACCCACCTGGTCCCGAACTGCATCACCGACAAGGCGCTGCTGGCCAACCTCGCCTCTGGCACGCCGCCATGGCAGTTCGACACCGAGTGCCGGTGCATCTGGGTGCCTATGAGCGATCTGGGGCCGTTTCCCGAGGGCTCCTGGGAAGACACCCTCGACGACACGGCTCGCCCGACTGAGGACAGCTCGCAGGTTGTCTGCGTGGCGGTGTCACAGAACCGCTCCAAGGCCTACATCGCCCGCGCCGGCTGGGGCGAGTGGACGGACGAGAACGGCGAGACGGTGCGCGGCCCAGTGGTTGGTATCGCCGCCGAGCGCGCTGGCACCGACTGGGTCATCCCCTGGCTGATCGAGAACCGCTCCACCTACGAACTGGTCGTCGCCCAGGACAGGGGCGCTCCGGTGTCCTCGCTCGTGCATGAGCTCGCGTCCGCCAGGGGCGAGGACGGGAAGCCGTTGCCCTTCAAGGCGTGGACCGCCTCCGGGGTTGCGCCGGCCACCGGTGTCATGTTCGACCACCTGGACAAGAGGACGATCCGCCACCTGACTCACCCCGGCCTGGACGCCGCGGCGATGAGCGCAGCCGTGAAGATCCTGTCCCGCTCGGCATTCGAGATCGACACCGTCAAGTCACCTACCGACGCCCAACCCCTGCAAGCCGCCATCGGCGCGGTGTGGGGGCTCGAGGCCGTTCCGCCGGCCGTGGAGCCGCAGATCCACGACTGGCCAGATGATGAGGAGATTGAACGTTGGATGCAGGAGCACGCGGACGACATTTAGTCCGCCCCATCCTTTCAGGCCTCTTGGAGCTGGCGGGGTTCAGTGCGATCACCTATGGATGCTTCCTGCTCACCCCGGTGCTGGGGTGGATCGTCGCAGGCCTGTTCCTGGTCCTCGTGAGCATTGCCATCGACCCACCGCAGCGCAAGCCGAAGGAGGTCCCTGCTGAATGAGCCTCCTGTCACGAGCATTAACTGGTCGTAGCGAACCCGAGACCCGAGGCTTCAACCCGAAGAACTGGGGCATCCCCAGCCCCTCCGAAGACGCCGCCTACCACCACGGCATCGTGCCCGAGGGCAACCCGATGGCATTGGGCGCCTTTTACGCCTGCGTGACGCTCCTGGCTGACATTGTGTCGACGCTGAGCGTCAAGGCCTACCGCTGGAAGGACGGGGCCAAGATCGCCGTCGAGCCGCAGCCTCGACTGTTCGCCGACAGCCCGTATCCCGACGTGACGTGGTTCTCCTGGCTGTGGATGATGATGGAATCGCTTGCCGTCACCGGTAATGCGTTCGGCTACGTCACCGATAGGGGAGAGGACGGCCGGCCCACGGCGATTATGCCGATCCACCCCGACCGGGTGAACATCAAGGTTGACGAGGACGGCCTGTGGCCCGATCCGGTCTACTTCTTCGAGGGTAAGCGCGTTCCCCTGGAGGATGTCGTCCACATCAAGCGCTTCCCGATTGCCGGCTGCGCCTGGGGCATGTCTCCGGTCGAGAAGGCCGCTGCCGCTATCGGTCTGGGCCTGGCAGCCGAGCGCTACGGCCTGCGCTACTTCCGCGACTCGGCCAACCCCAGCGGCATCCTGAGCACCGACTCCGACCTCAGCCCCGAGCAGGCCAAGCGCGCCCAGATGGCGTGGCTGGCCTCCCACCGCGGCCGACGACTGCCGGCGGTGCTCAGCGGCGGGCTGAAGTGGCAGTCGGTCACGCTCACGCCCAATGAGTCGCAGTTCCTCGAGACGCGTCAGTTCCAGCGTTCCGAGATCGCGATGTGGTTCCGTATCCCGCCACACATGATCGGCGACACCACGCGATCCACCTCGTGGGGCACCGGCATCGAGGAAATGACCCTGGGCTTCATGAAGTTCACGCTTCAGCCCTGGCTCACCTGCATCGAGCAGGCTTTGACAGCCTTCTTGCCCCGCGGGCAGTTCGCCAAGTTCAACATCGACGACCTTCTCCGCGGCGACATCAAGACCCGCTGGGAGGCGTACTGGCTCGGACGCCAGGCAGGCGTCTACTCCGTCAACGATATCCGCGATTTTGAGGACCTGCCGCCCGTCGAGAATGGCGATATCCGTCTTCAGCCCGCGAATTTCGTTCCGCTGGGCACTGACCCGACACAACTGACGCAAACACCCGTCGCCGGCGACGAGGACGGCGAGAAAGGAAGCAAATGACAGTGGCTCGCCGCAGTCGCCCCGTCGAAATCACCGATGCGCCCGAGCATCGCTCCATTCCCATTGAGCGCATTGAACTGCGCAGTGACGGCGGGGATGACTCGAACGAGATCGTTCTCGAGGGCTATGCCTCGACGTTTGAGGAATACGAGATGTACGGCGGTCCGTCCGGTTACGGCTGGATCGAGCGCATCGACAGGCATGCCTTCGACAAGACCCTTCGCGAAAAGCCCGACCTTCATCTGCTGATCAACCACGCCGGCACCCCGCTGGCGCGCACCAAGTCGGGCACCCTGGACCTGTCGGTCGATGACCACGGCCTGAAGGTGGTCGCTCGACTGGACAAGCGCGATCCCGATGTACAGGGCTTGGCGGTGAAGATGGAGCGCGGTGACATGGACGAGATGTCCTTCGCCTTCCGCGTCAAGGCCCAGGAGTGGAGTGCGGCTCCCGGCTACGAGGATCAGGACGATTTCACGTACCGTCTCATCACCGAGGTTTCGCTGCACAAGGGTGACGTCAGCGTCGTGAACTTCGGCGCCAATCCGACCACCTCCGCGAGCATCCGTTCGGCCCAGGAGGCCCTCAGATTGCTAGCCGAGCTGCCCGAGGAGGAATTCGCCGAGATTCGCGGCGATGAGGACATCGCCAACCTCAAGATCGTCCAGGAGCGCCTCTCGGCGTACCGCCGCGACGGCATCCTGAGCGTCAACGACATTCGAGAAGAGCTCAACGAGGCGGAATCCCGCGACGAAGACGTTGACGACGATTGCGGGTGCAGTGAATGCACCTGCGGCAAGGCTCAGGACGAGGGTGAAGAGGACGTCGAAGAGGCTCCCGAGGTCCGCACCGAAGAAGGTGTCGAAGAGGCAGAGGCGGAAGCGACCGTGTCCGACGAGGAAGAGGTCGGCGACGAAGCCTCAGAACAGCGAGACGAGCCCAAGGGCATGAGCCTGCGGGACGCACTGGCCATCCAGGGCATCATCCCTGAGGACGAGGGTCGCCTGTCATTGGCGGCTGCCCTCGCCCTGGCTGAATAAACCCTTCCCTCCCACATAGCCGCGTCCTACTGGGGCGCGGTTTTTGCATGCGCGAAAAGCCCTCTGGCACTGAGGGCTTTCACATCCACATCAAGTCGCCGTCTGGCGCAACCGTCCTGGCACTGGACGTGAAAACCCAAGTGCCCGAAAGGGCTTAACTGCATAGAAAGGAATCAATTCCAGTATGGACGCTCGCTTGAAGCGGCTCATCGAGCTGCGGCAGGCCGCGGCCCAGGAGTACGACGCGCTGGTTGAGGCGCGCAAGGCCATCACCGACAAGGTCGCCGCAGAGGAGCGCGAGGACCTGACGGCGGAGGAGGACGCGGAGTTCCGCGCCAAGACCGCCGAGATCCGCGCCAAGCAGGATGTCATCGACGACCTGGACCAGCAGATCGCCGCGCTGGAGGAGGAGCGCAAGCGCGCCGGCCGGCAGAGCGAGGCTGCTCGCGAGATCGCCAAGGCGACCGCGAAGGTCGAGGTGGTCAGCGAGGCCCGTACCTACGAGAAGGGTAACGGCTTCTCGTACGTGCAGGACCTGATGCGCCGGCACTTCCGCGTGGAGGACGACGCCACCATGGATCGTCTGCGTCGGCACGCGGCCGAGGTTGAGAAGGACTCCGAGTTCCGCAACCTGAGCCGCACCGACGGTCAGGGCGGCTACTTCGTGCCGCCGCTGTGGGCGATGCAGCGGTTCATCGAGCTGGCTCGCGCTGGTCGCGCCTACGCCAACCTGGTTCCGTCGGAGCCGCTGCCGGCTGGTACCGACTCGATCAACATCCCGAAGATCGCGACCGGTACCTCGACGGGTGTTCAGTCGGGTGACAACTCCGCACTGACCGGCCCCGGCGCGCACGAGACCGACCTGACTGACACCAGCGTGTCGGCGGGCGTGAAGACCATCGCCGGTCAGCAGGGTCTGTCGATCCAGCTTCTGGATCAGTCGCCGCTGAACTTCGACGAGATCGTCTTCCGCGACCTGGCCGCGGACTACGCGACCAAGCTCGACATCCAGGTGATCTCGGGCACGGGCACCGGCAACCAGGTGGTCGGCGTCCGCAACACCGCGGGCATTGAGACCATCACCGCCACCTCCGCCGGCGGCTCCAACCTGGACGACGTGAAGCTCGTGTACGCCAAGATCGCCGACGCGATCCAGCGCGTTCACACCCTGCGGTTCCTGCCGCCCGAGGTGATCGTCATGCACCCGCGCCGGTGGGCTTGGTTCATGTCGGTCTTCGACGGCGATGATCGGCCGCTGATGGCCCTGAGCGGCCCCGGCGTGAACCAGGTCGGCGTTCTGGAGAACGTCGCCTCGCAGCAGATCGTGGGCCACATGCACGGTCTGCCGGTCGTGACCGATCCGAACATCCCGACCACGCTCGGCACCGGCACCAACGAGGACGTGATCCACGTTCTGCGTGCCAGCGACCTGCTCCTGTTCGAGTCGGGCATCCGCACTCGGACCCTTGAGCAGACTCGCGCCGAGTCGCTGACGGTTCTGCTCCAGGTGTACGGCTACCTGGCCTTCACCGCGGCGCGGTACCCGAAGTCGGTCGTGGAGATCGCCGGCAGCGCTCTGAAGGCCCCGACCTTCGCCTGATAACCCCTTTTCGGCGGGTGGGGGGCCTTGATGGCCCCTCACCCGCCACCCCCCGAAGCACAGGATATAGCAAAGTGACGGTAGGTGTCATTAGTCTCCTGCTGCCAACTCGGCAGCGCCCCCAGCAGTTGACCCGTCTCGCCGAGTCTGCCTGCGCCACAGCTGACCACCCCGACCGGCTCGAGTTGGTGACCTACATCGACGACGACGACCCGTCGTACGACGACCTGTCGCTGGCAATGAACTGGGCTACAGTTCGTGGCCCGCGCAAACACGACGATCTCGTGAATCTCTCGGTGAAGTGGAACCTCTGCTACGAGGCCTGCAGTGGCGAGATCTTGATGCACTGCGGTGACGACATCGTCTTCCGTACTCCGCACTGGGACACCGTCGTGCGGGAGGCATTCAGCGACACCCCAGACAACATCCTGTTCGCTTTCGGGCGGGACGGGTACCAGGACGGCAACAACTTCGGTACCCACGGGTTCGTCCACCGCACCTGGGTCGAGACGGTCGGATTCTTCGTCCCGCCGTATTTCGTGTCGGACTTCAACGACACAT